CAGACACCGCTTTCCGCAAGTCTGGCGATCTAGGCGAGATCGTGCAGTTTGAGCCTGTAACAAAGGTTCAGAAATCCCTATGGGGCGGTCGTTTCCTCACAAATACCGACCTATTAAACTAAGATATAAAATCACTAGGAGGTGAACAATATGTCGGAACAAAATAATACAGATATCGTAAAGAATTATCCAGGTACTACAACCGAATCACACGCCCACAATGGCGATGGTGCTTTTGCATCAGGTGGTATCGGTGGTGCAACCACAACTGATTCTAACGGTAACCTTTCTCCAGCAGCATCGCTTGGTAACATTGCCACAGCAGCATGGGGAACAACTACTGGCGCTAATGCTGTAAACCCAACTGGAACACCAGGTGGTATTCTAGCACCAGAGCAGGCTCGTCGCTTCATCGACTACGTGTGGGATGCAACAGTTCTCGCCAAGGATGGTCGTAGAGTTACAATGCGTGCAAACACAATGGAAATCGAAAAGGTTAACGTTGGTGAGCGTGTAATTCGTGCTGCAGCTCAGGCTCAGCCAGATTTCACAAACGCAGGCGCAACATTTTCTAAGGTTGAACTTACTACTAAGAAGATTCGTCTTGACTGGGAAGTATCAACTGAAGCACTTGAAGACAATATTGAAGGTGGAGCACTTGAGGATCATCTAGTTCGCTTGATGACAAATGCTTTCGCTAACGATCTTGAAGATCTTGCTATTAATGGTACAGGAACAGGCAATGACCCATTCCTTTCAATCATGCCTGGATTCGTTTCACAGGTAAATCAGGTTGCAGGAAATGATGCTCACGAAGCAGCAGTTTCCGTATCAAACAACGAGTGGACACCAAACGTTATGCAGGACATTATCTTGGCAATGCCACGTAAGTATCGTGCACTTAAGTCAAACCTTAAGTTCTACGCAGGTACAGACGCATTCCAGGGTATCGTAAAGAATAACGGTACACTTGCTGATGCAATTGCAGAAGCAGTTTCAGGACAGGTTCCAGGAAGCACACAGTCAAACCGTCAGGCATACCTTGATGGTGCAGGACAGACATTTGGCGATGCTCGTACAACTCGTGTACTTGGCATCACAGTCCAGGAAGTTCCTTACTACCCAGCAGGTTATGTCGATTTGACATTCCCAGCAAACCGTGTATGGGGCTTCCAGCGAGATATCACAGTAAACCGTGAATATGTTGCTAAGAAGGACACAATTGAATACACAGTATTCGTTCGCTTTGGTATCCAGTGGGAAGAGTTGGATGCAGTTGCTTACGCAGATGCAGACAGCACTGATTCCTAATTAATATCAGGCAATAGGCAAAGGGGGGCAGCGTAACAACTGCCCTCCTTAGTCATATTCTGGTATAATTACAATTAAGTATAGGGAGATCAAATGAAATTGAATATGGAAGAATTGTCAAAAAAGACAGTGATGGAATTAAAGTCATATGCTAAAAAAAATAATATTGATCTATTTGGGGTAAATACTAAGTTAGAAATTTTAGAAGTAATTGCCAGCTTTCATCCAAAGGATTCAAAGACTGAAGCAGTTAAAGAGGAAAAAGATCAGCCAGATAAGGTTGCACTTTATTCAACTAGAAACATCCACTGGAATGGTTTGGGGTCTCTTGCAGTAGGATATAACATCGTCTCAAAGGAGGCATCGGAAAAGATGGTTACCCATAAGGCAGTACGCATAGCGTCACCTGAAGAGGTAGCATCATACTACGGTAAATAATTATGCAGATTCTAAGACTCCCCCCATACCCGCTTTCTGTAACATACACAGTACCTGAACCAAACCAGGAATATGTATTAGTTATTGAAGACACTCTAGAGCAGTCAGAAGTAGTAGAATATCTAACATCAAACTCTTCTTCAAAGATTACGTATACACTAGATGGAGATTTTGTTAAGTATGACAAATCATACTCTTTGACAATTTATGAGGATCTGCAGGAAAGTGGAGATGTTGTAGAAGATCGTGGAGACATAGTAGTACAAGACAATCTTGATATTGCTAGACCATACGTTAACGCAACAGATTTAGCACAAAGTCTTGGATTAACAACTGCAAGCGATATTGCTAAATATGAAGAATATGAGAATCTAGCAAGACTTCTGATTGATAGCATTACTGGTGGATTTTACTATAAAAGAAAATATGTTGAGCCAGTTGGACAAGAAACTGACTATATGCCAATTTGGGAAAAGGTAGAGAAGCTGGTCAGAGTATATGAAAACTCTATACTTGTGTATGACATAACAAATGTAGAAGGACCAGCATTAGGTGAGTGGAACTATCTACTTACTAAAGACAAGACAGCAATTATTAAAGATCCTGTTAGAGCTTCTGAAGGTTATAATAGATCAGAGCGCAAGCCTGCAAGAATACCATTAGCAGCATCTGACTCTATTGCATTATTTGATACAGAAGATAGTGGAAATGTTGCAACCATAACACCTGGAGTTACATTCCCAGCAGGAACAGATTATATTTTCTTGGCTGAAGTTGGTTATAAGGTTGTGCCATACGATATTCAAGATGCAACAAAAATGCTTATCGAAGATATCAAGTGTGGCAAATTAGACTACTATAAGAGATATGTTAAGAACTACAGTACAGATCAGTTTAAGATTGAATATGACAAGCAGATCTCTTCTGGTACTGGAAACATTATTGTAGACAAGATTTTATCTAACTATACTAATAAGATTACACGTATTGGAATTCTATAATGGATTTATGTCAAGTTACCGACTTCATGTATCCTATGAAGGCAGACCTTTATTTTGCAACAATCAAGCAGAGTGAGTATGGTCAGCCAAAAAAGACATGGGTATACGATAGAACTATTATTTGCAATGCAACACCACTAGGTGGAGCATCTAAGGAAGAGATTAAACCAGAAGTGTTTTTACAAAACAATGGACAATTAATTGCCAGAACAAAGTCTGATCCAAGAGTATCATCACAAGAGTCAAATAACGCTATGACAAACATAGTAGTCACAAATATTAGAAATGCAAACGATGTAGCTATATATAAAGAAACTTCTGGACCACGTTCTGGAAGAGCAACTATATATGAGTTTGCAACAGTAGAGCCATTTGTTGGTCCATTTGGAGACATTCAGTACTATAAGATTCTATGGCGAAGAGCAGAGAATCAATCAGTGGGTGACTAATGTTAGTTAAAACAAACACTGCTAGCTTTGAAAAACAGATTAACAATATTATTAAATATTCATCAGGATTTTTAGACGGTGTTCAAAAAGGTAAAACAGAATTTTTAAAGTCACTTGGTCAGGCAACAATAACATCTTTAGCTCAATATGTAGATGCTCAGGCAAGATCTAATCCAGATGCACTTCATCATATATATGAGTGGAACAGGGTTGGTAGCCCAAGCTCAAGGCTTTTTGATTTACAGTATACCGTAAGCAATCTTGGACTTTCTATTGGCGGTACATTCAAACAGTCAAGAACAATTAAGGATGAGTCTAACGTTCCATTCTATGATAAAGCAAAGATTATGGAAAAAGGAATTCCAGTAACCATAACACCAAAGAAAAGGGTTCTTGCATTTGAGTCTGGTGGAGAAACAGTATTTACACCAAACTCAGTAACAGTAAATAATCCTGGTGGTAATGAGGTCCAGGGTTCATTTGAAAATACTATAGATGAATTTATTAAATTTTATTTTAAGCAGTCTTTCCTTAGAGCGTCTGGAATATACGACTATATTAGTAAGCCAGTGCTTTATAAGAAAGACCTTAAAGCAGGAGCTAGACTTGGAAAGAACCAAGGATTCCAAACTGGCTTTAAGTGGATAGCAAATGTAAAGATTGGTGTAGAATAAGGTTATGGATAATCAACTATTAGGACAAAACACATTTTTCCCAGGGTTTATTGTTAATGGATACCTTGAGGGTGAGCTGAAGAGGTTTGATATTGTATCCCCATCTCAGACCTTTAGCTCTTTTATTCCAGTTATGTCAAGCAGCATAGACGATCTGTATGGCGAGTTCTTAAGCACAGACTCATCACTGCCAGTTTACATTGCATATGATAGATTATCTAGATTTAGACCAAATACATTTTATAGACATAAAAGAGAGCAAATGGTATACACAATCCATGGTCCACTAGATAAGGTATATGCTACTGCTAGAGTAATCCAGGCAGCCTTGGACAGAGAAGATTCAGCAGCCCAAGACGTTAACCTATGGGCATCTCAAAATCAAGATAAATGGTTTAATGTAGGGCCAACCCAAACAGCAACGACTCAGCCTATATTTTTCCATAACTTTAAGACCTTCCAGATGGACGAATCCAGAGACCTTCTTGAGCTAGCTGCCGTCAGGGGTATTTACAGAAATAAAATTGTTGTTGAATATGACTACCATACGGTAGACAACCTTGACTCATTATATAGCTAAAAATGATGTTATACTTAGTGATGAGGAAACAAACGCCAAACAACTTAATATCTATTCTTATAGAATATAGAAAGAGGTGAATAAATGGCATATAGT